CCTACCCAACGACGCTCTTCCCAGACCCGGCACGGACTCCAAATGAAATCCTCCCAATATACATAGTCAAGTGCGACTCTTTGGTCAGTAATGCGCTTGAACTTCATGATCACCGGTGCGGGAGGCTGCATCGGTGGTTGTTGAGGGGGTGGCATACCTGGCTGCGGAGGGCCAGACGCTCCGGGTGCTCCAGGTCCCGGAGGTGGCATGCCCTCTGGTGGCGGTCCTCCTGGGCCACCCATGGGAGGTCCACCAGCAGGTGCTATCGAAACTGGCGGCATGGGTTGCGGTGGAGGCTGATGAACTTGTTGTTCGTCTGGCGCAGGGCCTGTTTTAAACCCTGAGTTCTCCGGTAGATTGTGATGGTCAACGTCCTCCCCTACGGACGGCGAACCTTCCAAAATCAGCTCGTCTTCCTCCGTATCGGTCTCAAGACGGCACCACGCCTGTCCAAGACCAGGTACGAGACGATCAGTTGATACATGCCTGAGGACAGCATCAAACAGATCACGGGGGTCATCGCCATCTGGCATGATGGCTCGTTGAAGTATGGACGATGCAACTCGACCTAAATCGTCTTTGTAGTCAGTGAACTTCCTCTTGACCTCTGGCTTTGGAATCTGCGAGTACAACGCTGCCCGCATGATCTTCGTGTTGGCGTAGAAGAGGTTGAACCACTTCTGTCCAGAATCCATGGCATCGCGTTCATCTACGAACCGGCGCACAACTTTCCTAGCCCGCTCGTGAAACTTCTTGGTTTCTTGTTCGGCGTAGGCAATTTCAGTCTTCCAGAGCTCAATTGAAGTGAGCTTTTCTGGATCGACAATTGTGGGGCTACCACTAGATGGGCTATCGGAGATCATGCGATGCGCCTATTCCCAAGTGTCTTTGAACGGTCATTATGCAGAGCTTCAAGGGTAAACAAGTGGTTCATCCCATCGTTAATGGGGACCACATTGCTTTCTTTCTTCGCAATTGCTTTCGCAAACTTGGGATGTGCTACGACGCACATATACCCGAAGGCGTCTGCATAGTCCGAGCACCAGTCGTGCAGGGGTACGTCCGAGAAGATCAGGTTCTTGTCATCCCAGACCCGACGGTAGCCCTTCAGTGCCTCGAGGAGGTCTTCTGTAGCGAGTTTGTCAAAGGCGACAAGGGGGAATATCTTTCTCGCCGAAGCAAGACGGTCCCGCACTTTGTGATTTGGAACCAACTTGGGACGAATGTTCTGGTCAAGGAACTGTTCGACCAGCGACCGACCCGTTTGTAAATTCCGCGCTCGCGCATCGTGTGGGAGCCACACATCACCCAGCTCACCAACGAACGAGTGAAGCTTGTCAATGTGGTAGAAGATGTCCTTCCCTTGCGTCGCCTCAACGTGGACAATCCGGACAGGAAAATCACCTTTTGTACTGGGTGCCTCTTGCCAGAAGATGGCAACAGTCGCATCTGTGAAGCCGAGGTCGAAGACGACGTTAGTCGGGAGGTTCTCATCATAGATGTTATCCTTGATCCGACCTTGCAAGAAGACGTCGTTGAGTTCATTGGCGTAGATAGCACCCTTGAGAGCACTGTCAAACGAGCACAGGTACTCCTGGGCGAACTCTTCCGAATCCATGTCTTTTTGGAGCTCACTGAGCTCGCCGGGGGCCATGATCCCCGATGTGTTTGCCCTTAACTCGAGATAGTACCAGTCAGGGTTTACTTTTGCTTCTTTGCAGACATCGTAGAAGATATTCTTTCCACGAGGAGTGGATGCGAAAACAAACCAACCGTGCCGATCCGATAATGTAGGCCGAATAACTTGCGGGAAGACGGATGGCCTGAATAGGGCATATTCGTCGCCCACCCCACCATCGAGGTACATGCCGCGGAGTGTATCAGCATTATCCGCACCGAGTACGTAGATGGTCCGGTCGCCATGGAGTGTAATCTTTAGTTCAGCTTCTTGAGGGGGCCGACTCATGTATGGTTCGGCATAATCCTTCAAGTACGTCCATGCGACGCGCTTTGCTTGGGCATAGGTAGGCCCGATATAAGCCAGCTGGGGCTTATAGTTCTCGCACTCTAGGGCACCGAAGATGAGGTCATTTACTAGACCAACGGTTTTCCCCGCTCGGCGGTGGGTGTTGAGGGCACCCCACCGTTGCTGGCGATTATGAAATGAGACGAACTGTTGTCGTGGTGTGTACTTTAAGGCCAGCGCGGCCTCACTACGTTACCTTACCCAGCATTGTCTTATTTAAGCAGTCCCCACTGCTGTCGTAGATAGTCTGGTAGCAACTTGTTAGAAAAACCAAGCTGATTCAGACTTTGTGTACCTTGTAAAAGTCCATATGAAAACATCGGATCTGGTTCGTCATATATCCCGGCAAGTTCATCGTGATGAGGATTCATGGCTTTACGAGTCTCGTCACTGTACCCAAACCTTGTCTGGGCAGCCTGTGCAAATTTCTCACCTGGTGCATTCTGATACGGAATATGCTTAGGCACTTCCTTGTATCGAAGCAACGCTAGAAGGTGAGACATTCCATCTGGGCCTAGCTTCTTTTGAAACTCTGGATCCTTAGCCACTTCCTCAATTTGTTCGTAAACCGCCTTAGGATGTTGATAAAACGCCTGATTTGATCCACCCGGCAGGTCATAATCATTCTGCAGTCGATGGGTCAACTCATGTAAATTCGTGCCAACTACCCCACCACCTGGATTCGGAGAATCTATGAACCGTGGCAAGTTTATCTCAATATCGTCCGTATCTGGGCTATACGAACCCCTATGAGAATCATCAGCTTTATCTACTACCTTCACCGTCCCTTCTTTGAGGTGGGGGAATCTTTCGAAGAGTTCGGGGTGATCAAGCAGCTCACCTTGAGTATACATACCAGGCTTCGGCATTTGCATACCGACGATCCTCTGCATGGCACCTGCATACTGAAGGGGACTGTAATTCTCGCGGACATATCTACTTTTGTCGACCTGCGACATCATCGGTATGTCTTTTTTGAACCGTGCATCCTTATCGTTTATCTCCTCGAGGAACTTAACGACGTGGGGGTCATCCCTTGGCCGCGGGGGTGCCAACACGAGCTGATGCTCGTTCCAAATCATGTCTGGCGTGGCTCCTGACTGCAGCTGCTTGAGTATTTTTTCCTGTTTTTGGGGCTGACTGGCTAATTTCATCGCCGGAACAAACATCGCTCCGACTGCTTTTCCAGCCGGGGCTAACGCACTGCTCAATGCTAGTGCTTTCTTGGCTGGGGACAGCGGATTTGCGTACTCCCCTACAGATTCATAAGCGCCGAACCCTTTATTACCTGTCTCAGGCAACATCTCCCCCATCCTTTCAGATGTGGGGAGAACATTTGCCCCTCCGTTACCACGTAGCTTTCTTACAATAGCCTCCAGGTCTCCTGGGGTGCCCAGAGTCGCCTTCACGCCACCCCGAAGAGTGGACGCACCCATATCTATAAGGCCACGCAAGCCCTCTACGAGACTGGCTTCTCTGCGTGTACCAGGAGCAGCTGGCATTACTTATCAGGGCCTTTAACCTGAACGTCAATTATCTCCTCATCCCCTTGCCGCTTATACGCAAGCCGCGTGGAGGTGAGCCATGGAACGTCGATAATCACCCCGCCCTGTTGTTTCACGTCATTTGCCGGGGGCAACAACTTACTGATCGCTTGCACAAACACTCGAGCATTCTGGTCGCTCTTCTGTGCGAAGTCCACTAACCACACACTTCCTCCGAGAGCATCGAACGCCTCGCGAAACAGCTCTCGCAACTGCCGGTTAACTTGCTGTGGTGTCGCCTCGGCAGCAAGGCTATTCACGGGGGCGTGAAACCTCGGTGGTCCTGGCGGAATCAAGCTGGGTAACTTGTCCATTTTGAAGTTCCAAATGCGCCTGCGTAAATTATAACGCGCTATCACCGGCCAGTGTTAATCCAATTTCACGGCCAAGATGTAAAATGTGTGACAAATCGTTACGGAGTACAAATTTTGAAAAATAATTTTGAGGGGGCCGATACTCCGGTACGCGGAAAATTATAATACGTTATAACAGGCCCGATTTTCGGTGTGTATATTTAGCCGTCGGAGCCGAAAAAACGCGCCAAAACGTGTTGTGGCACGACGTGGCTATCTCGGGGCACGATTCGGAAGCCGAAATCGACGGCCAGAGTACTTGGATCGATATACGCAGTATATACTAGGAGACGGATTTTGCAAAATTCTATGCGCTGGGCCGGCCGCCCGAGGCCGTCAGGGCCCCACCGCCCTCTCAAATTGTAACGGGTTGTATCAAATGTAACAGTTAAGAAATACTAGTACTTTACCTAGTACGTAACTAAATGTAATGATATATAATATCTTTACTGTGAAAATTAAATGAAAGGAAAGAAATGCAATAGATGTAACACATGCAACAGATGTAACAGTTCACAACACATGTAACTTTGAAAGTTCAAAATGAACATTGGTCAACTCATTACTTACTTGATTCTCAACAGTGACAAAAGCAACAAAGAGATTCTTGCAATTGTACACAGTCAGTTTGAATGCAACACAACTATGGCATGTGTTGCTTGGTACAAGACAAAGTTGAGGAAGGAAGGCAAGATTGATGCTAAGAGAAGTCAGAAGCACAATGCTGCTTTGACTCAAGATGAACTTGATGAACTCTGCAAGTAATTGAGAATGAGGGGCTGAAAGGCCCCTCCCTTCAAACTCGCAATCCTGGAGAAACTTTCATGCCTGACCTCAGCAACTTCGGCCAATACGGTACGCTCGTAGCCAGCGTCCCTTACGGCCAGCACATCGGCCTGACCTGCAAGAACCACCTACATCTGCGATGGTCCACCAAGAACATTGCACCAATCGGTGCCCGGAACATCTTTTACTCGTCCTGGCCCGAACCGGAATGTGACTGTTCTTGCGGGGACCTGATTGTCCTGAAGGACGAAGATGAGGATGACGGAGCGCCGGAAGATCTGAGCGAGACGGACGCTCCGAGGTAGACCAGGGACCAGGCGGAAGCCTGGTCTTTTTTTGAACGTTGTGGTTGGGCAGACGGGCGGGGCAGTGTGGCCTACTGGAAATCCAACCTGTCCTCCAAATTGTAACAGTTTGTAAATTGTGTTTTCCAAGTGGCTCTATTGCGTTATAATTGTTTTAGAGACAGGGAATTAGCCCTGCGCTCTACTTGGTCCACACTAGGAGTTGATTGATCATGAGTAAGAAGCATGTTACAGAGAACAAAGAGCAGAACACGACGAACCAGGAAAGCGTGCCGCCCTCAGAAGGGGGTGACAACCAGCCGGTGGGAAGCGCAATGCTCGAGATGCTCGGTGCTCCGGCTGAACTCGTCGAGGCTGCCAAGGTTGCAGAGAGCGAGGCACAGACTAGCACTGAACTGGTAAAGATCGAACTGCCGGCGCCAGTTGAACAAGTCAAATTGCCGTTTGGCATCGGACAGCTCGCGCGGCACTTGATCTTGAAGACGGACAAGAGCAATGCTGAAATCCTGGCTGTGATCCACAAAGTGTTTCCGGCGGGGAACACAACGCCGGCGTGCATTGCGTGGTACAAGACGGACCTCCGCAAAAAGGGGCTGCTTGCTGCCTCGGAGAAGCGCGGAAGTGCGAAGACAGTTGCTCTGACGGAAGAGCAACTGCAAGAGCTGCTCAAATAAGAGCGAAAAACGACAAAAAATGATAGAGGCTGCCAAGTGCAGCCTCTTTTTTACTGCGTGCGCCTAGTGTCGTGCGTCAGCACAAAACACGGCCGACAGTTTTATATATACGCATCCTATATATATGTCATAGGATGCGTATATATTTTCGATATGTTGTGCTACACACACACACACACACACATAGATAATATAACTAATCCCAGGCCGGTTTACAGGTCCCCCATAGCGCATCGCACCAAGCGCATAACCCTCCCAGGGAAGATGTAACAAAGTGTAAAAGTGCTTTACGCGGGACTTCTTGAAGTGTTATAATATCTGTTGCACAGCAGTTGTCCACAGAATATCAACCCTCTCATGGCAACATACACCCCCTCAAAACCGCTAAGCTCCATGTCTAAGTTAGAAATGGAGGAAAAGATCAAATCTTATAGGTTCGTTTTGTTTAAATTACACAAGGAAATGGAGGAAAAAGACTCAGAAATAGCACGATTGACATATCTTCTTGACAAAGCCCAGAAACAAAATGGAAAGCAGAAATAATGTTAAAGTTAGTGCATGGCAACCGATGGCAGTCCAAGGTCCCCGAGGCCTGCCAGTTGTGTGAAAACGAGATCAAAACTACTTTTATTGATGGTTGTACTTACAGCGGTCAGTGGGGGTATATGTGTGCCAGGTGCCACGCAATCCAGGGCGTGGGATTCGGTACGGGTCGAGGCCAGCAGTACAAGCTGGATAAGACAGACAACAAGTTCTACAAGGTGAAAGGCTAGCATGAATCGGCATCATCTGATGGTGGTGCTGACAATACTCCTTGTGATAATCATGGGGAGTGTCAGTATGTTCGTGCAGCCAAGCGCACGATGCCACACTGATAGTGAATGTATGTGCACGACAGACTGTCTAGATTCGGCGGAGGAATAATGCTCGCAAAGATCAAGACGAAAGTGGTCAACCCCGTACATAGAAGCCACGACAAGCCCTTCGTCGCATGCTGCTTCTGTGGATCCTTTTATACCAAGCTCGGCATCTCCCGACATTGGGATAAATGCCCGGCACGTCCTCAATCAGCCATCAAAATGGAGGTAAAGTGATGGAAATGGGCACGCGGTACATGCAGCAAACGTTGACCAGGTTACGCCTCGCGTTAGCGGCCCTGGACGTAGCGATTATGATGACTCCGACAGGTGAAGTCAGGAACAAAATGACAGAGATCAACATCCAGATGATGATGCTGGAAGAGGAAATCAAGAAAGGACTGAAGTGAAGCAGCCGTACGAGATAACGAAGATAAGCCCCTTCAGCAAGAAGGCTCAAACTCAAAAGATCGAGTTCGATATGGCGGACTACGATGCATGGCAGAAAGGAAAGCTGATCCAGAATGCTATGCCTTATCTGACCCCCTCAGAAAGGGAATTCCTGATGACAGGGATCACAGCGGAGGAATGGGATAACGTGTTTAAAGGAGGTAGTTGAATCATCTAGAACACATCGTAAGAAAAGCAATTGAAGAAGGCAGGGATCCATATCGTGCATGGGCAGACTATCGGGGAATCACTCGATTGCAGGCTAAGCACGATGTAGAACTGCTGATGACCAACTCTAAGTTTGTCGCTACCATCAGACCACCCCTCAAGGAGCGTAAACAGTAACATTGCTGACCCACCAGTCAGCAATCTACTGCCTATTTTCCAGGCAGGGCAACGGGAGTTCAAAGTGCGACGTAGCAGGTACGAAGGAAGCAGACCTTTTCAAACAACATATGCTGGCGCCTTTAATGGGTACAGCAAGACCAGGGAGGGGGCGATTATGGCAGCCATGAGGCACGTAGTGAAGGACGGGTACAATCGGGCGACAATCACGGATCGGGTCCGGGATGTGGATGTTGCCTGGGTGACAGTGAACAAAGATAGAACATCGGCAACGGTCCAGGTCGCAAAAGCTCTGAAGGTGATCGAATGAGCACGGTCACTAACAAAGAGCTGGTCGATGAGATTATCGCAGGTAATGGCTATTACTTCGATGATCCTCGGGTCTTGTTGATCACGGAGTACACGAACATGGAAGGGGTACGTGAGTGCTGGGGTCTGGATTACAGACTCCCCACCGAGTACTATCCCACCGTGTTCGTCAATGACCCCGTAGTGATCTGGAGAGCCAAATGAAAATCAAGCGGATCAAGCTGATAAACATTGGTGGTCGAGTCTACTTCCCAACTGGTGGACCTGACGGGGATACAGACCCGGAGATGCTGATGCATGTCTATGCTGCGGGGGACTGTGACACCTGCAGGTGGCCGTGGAAAGACCCGGAAAAGGAAAAGAAGATCCTGGCCTGTGCTCTGTATGATGAGCGCGAGACGAATAGCACTTGGCCTACGTTTGAAGAGGTCGAGATTCTCCTGCCGGATGGCACCCCCTTCAAAGAGTGGGAGTATCTGGTACCATGAAAGATCTTGTTCAGATGGATCTCTTGATAAGGTATTTGAGTTCAATCAAATCTCCTTTGGGCATAATCCTGGTGGGGATCCCAGGATCTGGAAAAACAACTTTGGCGCGAGCGATTAGCCCCTACATTGAGCCTGTTGTCATTTGTAGTACAGATGACTTTGATCCTAGGGTCAAGTTAACAGCTAAGAAAGGTCGAGGTCTGATGGTGCTTCTGGACCATTGCATAGCTCGAGCAGCAATGACAGGTGCTTCAGTGATCGTAGACCAAACCAGCATGGAACGGATCAATCGAGAACAACGATTGCTTCAGTTTCCAGAGTCATATCTAACAATGTGCATAGATTTAAGTGGCACTGAGTTGGATAAGTGCATAGCAATGGCGGAAGAAAGAGCTAAACAAGGAGGTAGAAATGTACCAGAGAAAATAATCAGGGAGTTGTACAGTAAGTATGAAGCCCCGACACATGATGAGGGATTCAACTTTGTTTATCATTTCATAACGTAGTATTGGAGAGGTATGAAGAAGACATCACTGTCTGTTGCAATTGCCATTGCCTTTGGATCAGCGCAGGCCCAAAGAGCACCGAATGAGGTGATCATCTACACCCCAGTAGATGGCACAGTATCAATTGGGAGGCGTAGCACTAACACCAATAGAACGGTGGAAGTCCTGGTTAACAAACAGGACAAAGTGAAACAGATAGTGATGGAATGGAAGTTCGTCGCTAATGAGGGACAGCCATTTGTCATCCCCGTATATCCTCAGAAGGTCCGATACGGGGTGACAGGCTTCTGGATCGAGAAGATCCTCGAGGCGGGTGGGACCTGTACCAATGCGTTCTTCGGTGGTGACCCCCGCGAAGGAGTTGTCAAGCGTTGCGAGTATTGGACAGGCCCACCTCAAGTCGTAATTAAACCACCACCAACCGACCATGGAGCGGGTCTTCCCGTTAACATCGATGGCATTACGTTCCAACCAGGCATCAACTATCAATACCTGTCAGAGCCTGGACCTCAGAAACCAGTTGCTCAACCCGGAGACTGGGAAAAGGGGGGCGACCTCCGTACCCTTTGCAATGCAACGAAGATGGCGCGAGATGATCCTATCGTTAACCCGGGTCAGCCAGGTGCAGCGCACATGCACACGTTCTTCGGAGCGGTCAATATCAACGCCTACACAACTCCGGAAAACATCAGGCTTAACAATCAGTTCTCCTCCTGTCGCGGGGGAATGATCAACTCGACTGGCTACTGGGTGCCTACGTTGTTTGACATGGCCACGGGCAAGGCGATAGTACCGAGACAAAATCTTGTGTATTACAAGACACAGCTCTGGTCGTACATGATCGGGTTTCCGAACATCACTCCCCTCCCCCAAGGCCTGAGGATGGTGACAGGGGATGCGAAGGCTACGAGTGGGACAAATTGGAATACCAGCTATGGCTGTCTGATGCCGGCACTGGGCTACAACCGACCCATTCCAACCGACCGTACTGATAAGCAGATCCCCGATTGGTGTGCTGTAGGGGACCAGATGTGGCAGGTCATCAACTTCCCACAATGCTGGGATGGCGTCAACCTGGATAGCCCCGACCACAAGGCTCATATGGCCTTTCCGGTAGCCAACACGATTCCCCCAGGTACACCGGAACGCCAATACAAATGTCCAGACACTCATCCAAAGGTCATCGTTGCCATCAGCTACCACATCCAGTACAATGTGCCAGCGAATCCGGATGAGATGAAGAAGTGGGCGCTCTCAAGCGATGTCTACAAAAATACTGAACCAGATAAGCCAGGTGGATACAGTTCGCATGGCGATTGGATGTACGGATGGGACCCCGCTATTTCTAATTTGTGGGGTGCTAACTGCTCGCAAGTTCGACGGGACTGCGGCAGCCATGAAGTCGGCGACGGCCGTCAAGCACTTGAGTTTCAAGGAAACTAACATGAGTTTTACACAGCCAAACATTAGAGGTTATCGGCAGTTAACTGAGGAGGATGCCAAGTTAATTAATGAGGTTAAGGACAAAGCTGAAGAGGTTGGTCAGCTAATTGCGAAGCTCAAAGATCAACCCGGCATTGATGGACGTTGGGTGTCCATCGGAGCAACTCAATTGCAGCAAGGTTTCATGGCTGTGATTCGGGACATTACACAACCAGCCACATTTTGAAATGGACAAAGCAAAGAGCATGATCCTGGCTGTTGTCATTGGCATCTTGCTAGCGGCAACATTGGTACACTGGTGGTCTACATAGCATCGCCAGATGAGGTGTAACGAATCGTAAATAGATTTTACGCCAAGTGCACCTCTGTGTTATAATAGATTTGATGCCTGCAATGGGTATCGTTTTCCTGGTAGGTGCTTGGTTGCACCAGCGGATCAAAAGCGGAGGGACTAACCAACCCTCCGCTTCCGCCTTCATCCCAGGAATATACCAGGAAAATTTGTGGCGACTATTCAACTCTTTGCCCCACCGCCTCCAGCACCATGGGATAACGAGAGCGTCGGCTTTATGACAGCCGATTTAGCCAGATCTGGGTTGATCCCTGAAGACCTAGCTGCATATGCGATCGCTAGTACTAAATATAGCGCTCCAGCTTATTTAATTCCTTATAAGGACAATGACAATCTTTGGCGTTGCCGTATTTGCCGAGAACAAGACAAGTACATCTCGACTACTAATGGCAAGCCAGATATTTGGATACCTCCACAGACTGAGCTCGCAGGTCTCTATGACGGGGATCTGTTCATCGTTGAGGGGGAGAAGAAAGCGGCTGCAGTCTATAAATACTGGAACTTTGCAAGCGTAGTCGGCATTGGTGGATGTTGGAATGCTGTTACTAAAAATGAGAAGAATGAACAGTATCGACTTACTGAAAAGCTTCAGATTCTAATTACACCAGGTCGCAAAGTACACCTCATTCTTGATGGCGATGTCATTGAGAATAAAAACGTTGGGCGTGCAGCTATAACATTGAATAGTTGCATCGAAGCACTTAACGGCGTCATGCAGTTGTATCGGCCCCCTACAGAATGGAAGGGGGTAGACGACTATATCTTTCAAGAGCCAAAGGCAAGCTTTGAACTCCTTGAAATGGTTCCACTCGAGAAGCTTGCAATCAATCGCACGCTTCTGTATACTCAGCTTGAATGTAGTCTTGGTGCTAATGGTCAGCTCATAGCTAATGAACTAAATGCTGCCAAGCTAATAGCCTATCATTTCAAATCTTTGCAAATCTTTAAAGACAAACGTCTTGGTTTCATTGATGCAACTCGTCGACCTGTAGCAGCAGACAAACTTGCATCTGCAGCTCTCCATTATCTACAAGGTGACATTAGCCCCCGTTATCCTTCTGGAGCCATAAACGGAGGCTTTACGGACTATGTAGCTTCAGGCGATAATGAAACCGACTTGGTTCAAGATCTTATTAAGAATCGTCTTGTTTGGGATGGTGTTGAGCGCCTTGAAACTTGGGGTAGCGAGTATTTCGAGACAGAGCTGCCAAAGCTTGCAAATGAGTGGGGCCGAATCTTGTTTACTGCGCTGGTCTCGCGTATACTCGAACCAGGTTGTAAAGTAGATACTGTTTGTATCCTTAATGGTCCGCAAGGAATCGGTAAGACTACATTCTTCACTGAACTTGCTACTATTGATGGATACAACTTTTATAGAAATGTCACTGATCTTCCTGGATCAACAGGTGATGATCGGACCTTTAAACAGACCCTTGTTGTATCATTAGTCGTAGATCTTGGCGAGGGGATAATCTTTGAAAGTAGAAAGACTTCGAGTGACAGACTCAAGCAATTCATAACTGACCAGTATGATGAGTACCGCGTTGCATATGCCAAAAATAATACCAATGCACCACGAGGCTATATCCTGGTTGGGACTACAAACCGAAGTGATCAATTAACTGATCTTACAGGCTCACGCAGATTCCTGTATCTTAATACTAAAAAGATCAAACGTCTCGAGTATCCGATCAAGCTTCAATTGTTAGCTGAAGTAGCAGCAAAGTATGAAGAAATTCGGAAATCAAACTGGTATAATCTACGTTTGGCTCGGGAAGACTTGCCACAAGCATTGCAAGATGCACATCCGCATATAACTGAAGTCAATGAACTACTTAACATTCAACATTACCGTTCTGATCCATTAACAGATGTAATCCAACAACTTCTTGATAATGATGATGTTTCAAGGCTTAAAGAGAAGGATGAAATCATTATCACTGCAGCATTTGTTTCTTCTAGAGTAAATAAAGCTGGTGATTTAAGCTTTACTGCTTTAGTTGGACGTAAGTTTGTAGAACTAGGTAGTTCGCCAATCTTTCCATATACATTTGAACGAGTCCGTAAGCGTACAAATCAAGTAAATTACAAACAAGGACATAAGGAGGTATATAACACGCTAATAAGCAATGAACAAGGTATGTTTACTGGATTCATAGTTAAAAGGAAATAGTTATGGCAACCGCAGTCTCTCTCCGTCCACTCTTAGCTTGTACACTAGATGATGTTACCCTTTTACAGCTCCCTGCTATCGGGTCTGCTAAACTCGATGGAATCCGCTGCTGCATCGACAACGCCGTCGCGGTCTCCAGAAATGGCAAACCTATTCGGAACCGATTTATACAAGGCATTCTGGGTCAATCCCATTTCAATGGCCTTGATGGCGAACTCATCGTCGGCCCCCCTTCAGGCAGCGATGTCTTTAACCGCACAACCTCAGGAGTCATGTCCGCCGAAGGCGAACCGGACTTCACATACTGGGTCTTCGACAACCACCTCATTCCATACGCTCCGTACGTTACTCGTTTCAACTCAGTTGCTGACTACCCGAAGCATGATCGAGTCGTTAAACTACCACAAATCTATATCCACACACTTAGCGAGTTGGCTGAGTTCGAACGAAAAACTCTTGCAACAGGATTTGAGGGGGTAATGCTTCGCCGTCCCGACGGACCATATAAGCAAGGACGTAGCACACTCAACGAGCAAATACTACTCAGGCTGAAACGGTTCCGGGACGGTGAGGCAATAATAACTGGGCTCGAGGAGGGGAAGATTAACGACAATGAAGCGACTACAAATTCACTTGGATACATCGAGCGGTCGACTCACCAGGCTAACATGCGTAAAGCTGGCCGTGTGGGCACTCTACTGGCGACTGATCTACAGACGGGGGACCACCTCCGGTTAAGCCCTGGAAAGCTGACTGCAGAACAACGAATCAGATACTGGGGAATGCCTAGTACCATTCTCATGCGTCAGTGTAAGTACAAGGCATTTGACTACGGGGCCATTGATGCTCCCCGGTTTGCAACGTTCCAAGCATTTCTGGATGGACAACCATGAACCAGAAAATGAAGTTCTTCCCCGCACATAAAGGTAGTAAGGTAATTCCTGTAGGTGTAGCATTACGGGATCCCTTATTTTGCCAGATGCTTTTGGGGATTATCCTTTATCGGAATGGCGGCGAGACCATGACATTCACCCAGGATGATTTCAACAAGATCGTGGGGCTGCATGTTCTCGAAGGATTAAACGACCAAGGTCACTTCATGCTCGGATTGGGATATCCGAAGAAAGGCGATCATGAGCTTTCTTAATGGTAACATCAAAGTCAAAGAGTCTGCGGGGGCACGACTGTTCCCCTTGCAAGCTTATGAAGCAGTGACTGCGTCCTATGAACCTGGGGACCCGATCGGTTACGGCCCTACCCCGGCAGATGCGATCAACGACCTCATCGAGCTCATCCATCTGCACTTGGAGTCCATCGATACTGCCAATCCGCAGAGTAAACCATCATGAACGCATTAAAGGCAATGTGGAACGTCCAGGCAGGTCTTATCATTGGCGAGCCGATGCACGAGTATTCTAGGTCTTGGTCCTATACAAGTAAAGAATATCAAAGTGACCAAAACAAGCGTGGACCAGAGTTCCAGGAGATGCAAGCAAAGGCAACCGCATATGCAACAGACCTCCAAAATGGTGGATTAAACTGGGTCAATCTCACCTACGTCTGGTTGTAACAAAGTGTAAAAAGGCATTTACACGGAAGCAAAATTGCGTTATAATTATTGCGTGCCGCGAAATCTCTCAAGGTACATGGTTCAACGAGGAGTCATATGGCATTCAGGTTAGTTGAAATTGCAAGTGGGAACGAAGTCAAGCCCGGGATGAATGTCCTGGACTTCCGCAATGAAATCTGGCAGCTTGTCAAGTTTGATCCCCCGCGTACAGCTGCATCAACAGGAAAGGTCACAGTTACTCAAAAAGGTCATAAGTTCGAAAGCACGTTCTATCCTTCTGTGTTTGATCTTAAAATAGTCGAGGTTCCAAGTGAGTGAAGCAAAAGACATTGGTGCACACATTGACGCTTTGTATGCCTTGCGCGAACAGCGCCTGGGTATCGAGCGTCGAGTCAAGGAAATGAAAGAGCAAGAAGTCCAGATGCGGAATAGCATCTTTGAGATGCTTGCCGGCATGGGGCTCACAAAGGCAAGCGGGGCTGTTGCCACAGCAGGTATCAAGGTCTCAAATGTCCCCCTGGTCGAAGACTGGGATCAGCTCTGGAAGTATATCCAGCAGACCGGCGAGTTCGACTTGGTTCAGAAGCGGGTCTCTGTCACAGCTTGGCGTGCCAGGTTCGATGACGGGATCACCATTCCTGGTGTCAGCAAGGTCGAGGACGTTGACATCTCATTGACAAAAGCATCTCGAGGCATCTAATGGAGTTCGTTGTTGTCACAGTTATCTGGGGCATCATCAACTTTGTCCTTGGCTTAGTGCTTGGCGTAAGGTTCGCCAGCAAGAAGCTTGATGCAATGCTAAAGGCCTCTAAATGACCGAGCTACTTTCAGTAGTTCTCCAGGGCTGGCTGAAAGGCCAGTCCCTTCCACAACAATGTGCAGAGGAGTTGTACAATGACAGATCCCTAGCCCTCACCAAAGATCAGAGGAATTGGTTGTTCCACTTCATAGCGTTGTGGGACCTTACAGAGTCAACGGAGAAAGTAAATGTCAACTGAAGTTGAAAGTTCAGATGTCATCAAGGCAAGAATCCAGGAACAGCTGGAGCGTCAGGCCAAAGCTGCGCAGTCACTACGGACAAGTGGCGCGTTTATCACGTTCAAGAACGCGAACCTCAAGGTTGACGGTAACCCAGTGCCGAACAACCAGATCGATTGCCGTGTCTTGGCAGCGATCCCCGAACGTGCCTGGTACGACGGTCCTTATGATGCAGACAACGCGCAAGTCCCAGCTTGCTACGCTCTGGATAGCGTCGCGCCCCATCCAGATGCGGCTAATCCTCAGTCGGATGTGTGTATGGACTGCTCGAAGAATAAGTGGGGAACAGCTCCTCCGAGACCTGGTTCGAATGTTCCAGGTAAAGGCAAAGCCTGTCGTGAGGGGGCCCGTGTCATCATCGTACCGGCGGCTGTCCCCCTTAAGACAGCACCCCTCTACACCGCGAAAGTCCCTGTGACCTCGCTCGCTTCGATCCAGAACTATGTCGGGCGTTGCGCGGACTCTGGACATTTGAGTGGTGAATTCATTGCTACCATGTCAGTCACCGAAGATAAGAAGACCTTCTTTAAGGTGCACCTGGCTATTAAAGAACATTCACCTGACATTGATCGAGCGCTGCTTCTCCAGAGGCAGGAAGAGGCTTACCAGTTAGCCTTGAGCCCGTACCCTCAACTGGAATAACCAACGTTCGAGGCGTATACGTGATCAACTTGCTTCTTCAGCTGCTAGTACTGGTTCTGATCTTTGGTGTCTTGTGGTGGATCTTCACTGCTCTGATACCACTACCGGACCCATTCGGCAAAGTAGCTCAGGTAATCATTGCGATCATCTTCATACTAATATTGATCGGGATTTTCTTCGGAGGGATCACATTACCCTTCATTAGAAGTTAAGTTCTGCTCTTCCGGCGAGACTTCACAGTTGCCATAGCCGGAAGTTTGCCCTGGTGGACCAGGGCTCTTTTTCCTGGGTTCATGTGAGTCCAGAGAAAAGACAAAGGGACAAAGATGAGAGAAGTAGTTTTTGACTTTGAGACCAAAGAGATAGACGTACTGCCGAAGTATCCACCTAAGCCGGTAGGTCTAGCCATTATGGTCGACGGTCAGCCTCTAGTACCTGATACATTCTATCTTGCCTGGGGGCATGCGAATGGGGGTAACTGTAATGAGGAACCAGTTATTGAAGCCGTCCGTGAACTTGCGGAAGCTGATGACACTACCTGGATTGCACACAACCTGGCATTCGATGCTGCGGTCTTACAGAAGCACTGGAACATTCGTTTGCCGTGGGGACCCAGAACAGTATGTACCATGCTTCTCACGTTTCTGGGTAATCCATACGGAGCACTGTCCCTTAAGGAGATATGTGAAGGACCCTTGGGTATGGCGCCTGTGGAACGTGACGCAGTACGGGAATACATCGTGGGCCGTGGAATTGGCAAAGCGACTGACTGGGGAGCACATATCTGGAAGGCACCCTGGGAGTTAGTGGCCGCTTATGCAAAGGGTGACATCGTTAGATGTTCGGCATTGCACAAGTTCTGGAGAACAGTTCCGTATTTGATAACGCCATATAAGAGTAGCAATAATGGCAAGGTTAATAAGACACCAGTAGGACAAGAAAAGTGGGGGATACCAGCAAAATGAACGCTGAACAACTCGAGATTCGGCTGATGCCCCATATCTATGAAATGGAGCAACGGGGTGTCAGCCTCGATGGTGCAGGTCTAGCCAAAGACTACGACTTCTATTTCTTCAAGATGGATCAATTGGATGACCAGATTCATGAACGTCTAGGCAAGGTCTTCGACATCGATTCCAATGAGGATTTGGCTAATGCCATTCAAGCAAAGTACCCCGATGCAGCATTCTTTCCTACACCAGGAGGTGCCAGGTCAGTAGCTAAGGACTCACTGACAAATGCTATTCAAAGCGTAGATAAGGATGTCTTAGCTAAGCTCCTTATACGAGGCGCGCTTGCAACAAGCCTACGGACCTTTATTGGTCCGTGGCATAGACAATATCAGGATAATGGCAGACTCTACATCAAGTGGAACCAGTTCCGTAACTATACAGACACAGGAGCACGAACAGGTCGTCTCTCGTCTTCTCCAAATCTCCAGAATATACCTGTTGACTGGGAACAGCTCAAAGGAAGACTCAAGAACTGCGACGACTACCAAGTCGGGTTTGACCTTCCTCAGATCCGCAAATATATTATCCCTGATCCAGGAAAGACTTTTGTAGGGGGTGACTATCAGGCGCAGGAAATGCGCCTGCTGGCACACTTCGTTGGAGGGGCCCTGCTTGAACGCATACTGGCAGAGCCCACCAGTGATATTCACCAGATAGCTGCGGACATAGCGCAACTCACTAGACCAGTAGCAAAGACCCTAGGCTTCGCAGTTCTTTATGGTGCAGGAGTAGGACGGATAGCCCAATCAATTGACTGTAGTACTGAGAAGGCAGCCTGGATTAAGGCACAGTATCTTCGGGCATTGCCAGAGATCAAGCAGTTCTCGAAAGCAGTTACAGACCAGGGCAAAAGGCTTGGCGGTGCGATCACCACGATCAATGGTAGAAAGTATGTTACCGACACACCTAAGCAGGCGGTCAATGGCGGACGTACGATGACCTACGAGTACAAACTCGTCAACTACAAGATTCAAGGTTCAGCAGCTGAACAGACTAAGCTAGCTATGCTGAACTACGTTGAGAAGAACGAAGGACAACTGGTTCTGTCAGTACATGACCAGTTGGTAGCCCAGGTCGACGAAGGAGTCACCCCCACAAAACTGGGTGAAGCCATGACCGAGGCCTTCGCAGAGCGGCTCAGATACCAGATTGTTGTTGATCTGGCTGAGGGGCCAAATTTCGCCAAAACTAAAGGTGGTGGTACACGTGCATTGGGCATGAAACCTACCAACACCGTAACGCCGGAGCTGTAATGCCCAAGTTCGAAGCCCCCTGGGGTTGGTCTAAACTCGACACTTTCCGTAAGTGTAAGAAGCAGTTCGAGTACCAGTATATCCAGAAACTACCGCAGCCTGGCAATGATGCCATGGCGCGGGGAAATGAAATGCATGAAACCATCGAGGCTTACCTCCAGGGTTGGATCGTGGATTTGCCACCAGAGTTAGCAGAGTGGAAGGAAGCCTTTGACGCTTTGAAGACGTCTAACTTCACAGCTGAACAAGCCATCGGCTTGGACAATCACTGGAACGTCTTGCCTGACTGGTTCGATAAGCGCACCTGGCTTCGAGCTAAGATGGATGCGAAGATTCTTAAGGACAAGGACACCCTGCGAGTCATTGACTTCAAGTCAGGCAAGTATCGTATCCCCTCAGAAGACCAGGTTGAACTGTATGCCATCGTTGGTTATGCGATGCATCCTGAAGTTAAGACGGTAAAAGCTGAGTTCTGGTTCATCGATCAAAATGATAGTTACATGCGGGAGTACAGTGCCGAAGAGCTTGAAAGGCTCAAGACAAAGTACGAGAAGGCAGCAGAAGCACTGTACAATACTGAGGTCTGGGTCGAGAATCCCAGTCGTGAATGTAAGTGGTGCACCTACTCTAAGAGCAAAGGTGGACCCTGCAAGTTCTAACGTTGTGAGGGCAAGTTGAATGTAAAACCACTCGAAGGTACTGTTGAATATAACTGTGTTAAGTTAGCGGAGAAACATCAATGTCTACTAATCAAGATAGAGAAGCGGAAGGGGTTCCCGGATCGGATACTCCTAGCTCCCAACGGGCGAATGGTGTGGATAGAATTCAAGCGGATGGGGGAGGAGCCGATGAATTTCCAGAAACACATACATTCACAGCTGAGATCAATGCATTTTCAAGTGGAAGTAGTCGAGAGTTATTCGCGCTTCCTGGAATTGATGCTGTCCTTGAAGGCTTTGCCAGCCCTGAATGGGTCCCCGCCGATTATCAAAGTAGAGGCGTCCAGTGGTTAGCTTCTCGAATTGGCTCTGCCTTGTTTCTGCCGCCGGGCTTCGGGAAGACTTCTATTGTATTGGCGGCCAAATTACAAGTAAATACCTACAAGGTTCGGGGTTCGACTTCAGCCAGGATGCTTGTAATAGCCCCTCTTACAGCGGCAGTGACAACGTGGATGGCAGAGCCCAAGAAGTGGCGCCAGTTTGCGAGCATGAAAGTAGCTCTGGCCCGGGGTCCGGAGCGCGAACAGATCCTGATGGATGACTCCAATGATGTGGTTGTTATTAACTACGATGCTCTTGCATGGGCAGCTCCTCTACTCGCACGTGGGCATAACTTTAGCATACTGGCTTGCGATGAACTTACTCGTCTTAAACACATTCAATCAAAGCGATTCAAGCTCCTGAAGCCGTTGCTTCCGAGTTTCATCTTCCGTTGGGGCATGACAGGCACCCCCGCAGCGAACGGGTTACTTGATCTCTTCGGTCAGATCATGGTCCTAGATCTAGGACAACGATTGGGTCGGTACATTACGCACTTCAGAAGTCAGTACTTCTACCAGAAGCCCTGGGATCAGTACCGCTACTATATCTCTGATGAGTCAGCTACCCGTTTGGTTGATAAGATCAAAGACATCTGTATGTACATGGATCCAGGCGAGTTCCTGAATCTACCACCACTTTTGGATGTCATACGGACTACGCCAATGACCCCGCCTATCAGGAAGCTCTACAAAGAGCTCCATGACGAGTTCATCATTGCTCTTGAGATGGGGGTGGTGACTGCGGCGAATGCGGGGGTACTGACTTCGAAGTTAAGGCAGTTCACTGGTGGGGCTGTCTATCACCCTGGAACAAATCGGGTCTGGAGCGAGGTGCATCTATCAAAGGTCGAAGCACTAAATGACCTCGTTGAAGAGATGGCCGGTGAACCACTAATGGTGGCATACCAATTTGAGCATGAGTTCGAGCGTTTGATCAAGATTTACCCTGAGGCACTATTTATCAAAGGAGGAATGACTAAGAACCAGCTACAAGATACAGTTGAGAAGTGGAACACGGGCAGTCATCCACTACTACTAGTACAACCTAGCGCGGCAGCTCTGGGTTTAAATTTGCAGTTTGGCGGTCATAACCTGGCTTGGTTCACGTTGACCTACAATCTCGAAGAGTACATCCAGCTAATAGCCCGGCTCCTCCGGAAGGGGCAGACTAAGCCAGTGATGAACTACATTTTGACAGTCGAAGACACCATTGACGTCACGGTAGCAAAGGTACTGGTAGAGAAGGATTTGACCCAGAATAAGGTCTTTGCCGCGTTGCAACAGATTAAAGTGTAACAAAATGTAAAAGTGCTTTACACGGTGGCATTGGCTGTGTTATAATGAATTTCACACCAGGAAATTCTTCAGGGTGTGAACACCAGGAGAGTTCTATGGATTTGAAGAATATGAGCATGTCAGAACTCATTGCTCGTTACAACACAATAGCCCCAAGCAAAGGTGTTGGTCCTCAAACTGAGTTCAAAAACCTAGCGGCTGCCCGTGCCGCAATCACTGATCTGGAGAATAGAAATATGGATACCCCGTCCACCAATCCCGCGACACCAGCGGCAACGCCTCCTCTGAGCTTCCAAAAGGTTGCTGGGGGTCCCTCGATTGAACAGCAAATCGCTAATGCAGTTGCAAGTGCGGATGCTGGCACTGCGCCAACCGGTACTGCTGATGGTACCAACAAGTACAGCACCGTTGGTAAGCGTGGTCCGAACCAAGGCATTGGCGAATTCGCCAAAGGGCTTCTGTCTGCCGGTATGCCTACCGCCGATGTTCTGACGAAGGTCCGTGAGCAGTTCCCGACTGCGAAGACCTCGCCTTCGTGCATCGCCTACTACAAGGCAGCTCTGAAGAATCCGAACCTGGGCAAAAAGAAGGCCGCAGTTGATCCCGCAGCCCTTCGTGCCAAGGCACAGGAACTGATGAACGCGGCGACGGCAGCTGAGAACGCGGCAGTTGAAGCGGCCAAGCAACAAGCGGCTCAAGCTGCGCAACAAGCAGCTCAAGCCCAGGCAGCGGCACAACAAGCGGCTCAACTGGCAGCGGCACAACAAGCGGCTCTGGCAGCTGCGGCGAATGGCGGACAACCCGCTACTCCTGCGACGTCACAGGCGCAACCCGCAACGCAACCCGCGGCACAGCCTGTCAACACGGCGGCCATGTAAAAACCGAGGGGCTTCGGCCCCTCACTCCTTTTAAGGATCTAACGTGGATCACGCTCAGTATATCAAGTTGATCACCCCCGCAATGGAGACGGTGGTCAAGAAACACCAGGATTACGGGGACGACAAGCTCGGCTTGCATTCGTACTTCCCGTATGGCATGCCATCGTATGTCCAAATGATGCATGTCAAGACGCAACGCCTGGTTGCTCTCACGAAACTGGCCAGGGAACCCAACTACGAGTCCGTGAATGATACGTTGATGGACCTCATCAACTACGCGGTCTTTGCACTCGACTACCTCGATAAGGACCCCGATGGACTACGAAGCTAGCTATGACAGCCTGGTTAAAGACGTCATAGGTAGTGGCCAGGCACGAAACACCAGGAACGGGGCGACTCTAGCCCTCTTTGGTCAAAGTTTGTTCATCGGAGAGCTGGAGTTCGGCGAATTCCCACTCTTGACCCGACGCCGTATCTATTACAAAGGCGTACTCGGTGAACTCGCAGCCTTCGTTAGGGGGGCGACAGTCATCAGAGACTTCAAAGAGTGGGGCTGTAACTACTGGGACCGAAACGCCAAAGCATGGGTTGGTAACCTAGGTCTCATGGTTGAAGACATGGAAGTAGGCCAGATCTATGGTGCTCAGTGGGTCAACTGGGAAAAGAGCGGTCATAACCAGCTCAAACATGTCATCGCTTCGCTTAAGAACGACCCAGATGGCAGACGGCATGTCCTAACCACTTACTCGCCCACAGCACAGGCATGTCTCCCCCCGTGTCACTTGTTGACTCAGTTCTACGCCAATAACAATGGTGCCTTGGACTGTCAGGTATACATGCGTTCGGTGGATCTGATCCTAGGTTTGCCATCGGACGTTGTACTCTATAGCGCCTTATTGATAGCCATGGCTGCAGAAGTAGGGCGTAGACCAGGGACTTTGCAGTTCGTCTTCGGGGATACACATGTCTACGTTGACCACATTGATACTTATTTGGAAAGGCAAGCCCGCAACCAGACCTCTAAGCTACCGACCTATGCCTTACTGTTGTCAGGAGTGCTCGATTTCAAGCCTGATAACATTGAGATCCAGAATTACCAATTTGCTGAGGCCATCCCTTATGAGCTCAATGTTTAAGCAGGTCAGTGACTTTCATGAACGAGTCCTAGGCCAGAATTTCCCTGACATTCCTACGTTGGTAAGCCCAACGTGGGTTATCGAGCGCACCAGATTCTTACTCGAAGAAGTTGGCGAATTCACGGACGCGGCAATTAAGGGCGACATGGTAGAAGCAGCCGATGGGCTCGCCGACATCATCTACGTTGCACTAGGTACCGCGTGGCAAATGGGTATACCCATGGACAAGATCTTTGAACATGTCCATAACTGCAACATGAAGAAGCAGCGGGGACAA